CCCACGCCCCACCGCTGCGGACTTTGAGGGCGCCCATCTATCTCACCGGCCCAACATCTTCGGCATAGAAGTACGAAATCTCTGGCTCGCAATACAGCGTGCCCGTCGCGCCCTCCATGGTGAGCGTGACATCGAACAACTTGGTCGTCCCATCCCCATCGAGCAGCCAATGGACGTTCACGATGTCGTAGAAGTTCGTGATGCCCAGCTTCAACGGCTGCGCCCACGGAACGGCCACACCGTTGATCCGCAACGTGACGCGGGTGTAGACGTTGCCTTGGGAATACAGGGCGCGCCCCAGGAAACAGATGCGATACCTGCGCCCTGCCGTCATCACGACACTGAGTTGATTGGTCACGACAGCGGCGACGCCGGAAGTCAGGGCAACCGAAGCGGCAACAAACGCGCCCTTCTTGACGACGCCCCACGGCAACTGCGCGATCGCGGCCTGGATCGTGGTCGCCGTCAACGGCACGGTCGGTGTAAACGACACATTGGACGCAGGCATCGGTGGCGCCACCGCGTCGTCGTCGTACCACAGGTCGACGAGCGGGTTGGTCGGGAACGGATCGTCCGGCCGCACCATCACTTCGTCGGGCCCGATCGGACCCTGGGCGCCGGTCGCACCCGCCGGACCCTGCGAGCCGGTGTCACCCTTGACGCCTTGCACGCCCTGCGGGCCCTGGGTACCTTGCGCCCCGGTGGCACCGGTATCGCCCTTGATGCCTTGCGGACCTTGGGCTCCGGTGTCACCAACTGGACCCTGAGCACCGGTCGTTCCTGTGTCGCCCTTGACGCCCTGCGGACCCTGAGCGCCAGTCGCGCCGGTCGCACCAACCGGACCCTGAACGCCGGGATCGCCTTTCAGTCCTTGCGGGCCCTGCGCGCCAGTCGCACCGGTATCGCCCTTGACGCCTTGCGGGCCAGTGGGACCGACCGGGCCCGGCACGGTCGAGTCGGCGCCAGTGGCGCCAGTGTCGCCCTTGACGCCTTGCGGGCCGGTTGGTCCGGTTAGGCCGGTATCGCCCTTGACGCCTTGTGGTCCTTGCGCGCCGGTCGGGCCGATCGGACCTTGCGCGCCAGTAGCGCCGGTCGCGCCCTGGATGCCTTGCGGTCCCTGCGGGCCCTGCGGTCCTTTGATCGAACCGATGTTGACCCAGGCGGTGCCGTTCCACATCCAGCCGTTGCCGCCGGAGTCGATGACATAGTCACCGTCGCCGTGGGGTGGCGGCACCTGCGCATCGGTGGGTGGGCCAGGTGTCGGAATGGCACCAATGAAGTTGCTGCTGCCACCACCACCGCCGCCTTCTTCGAGTTCAGCGATGCGCTTCTGTAAATCGAAGAACGCCCGGCGCTCAGGGTCGCGGGTACGCGCCTCGTACCCAGGGTGCCCCGGTCGTAACGTCACGACGCCCGGTCTTGCTCCCTGGCGGCACGTTCACGGGCAACGAACTGCCCAGCGATCGCATCGAGTTCTGCGTCGGTGAGGTCTTTGGCGGGGCGGTTGACGGTGATGTCGAGTCGCTGCGGCTTCAAGCCGTCGACGAGTTCCATGTACTTCGAGGCGGCTGCGACGTGGCGTGGATCATCGCCATCGGTACCGGTCTTGTAGAGGGTGTCGAGCAGGTTCTGCTTACGCTCCGGCGACCCGACCGTGGAGAGGTAGTGCTGCTCCCAGGCATCGAGGAATGTGCGTTCCTTCTTCCAACGCGTCAGCGTCGCTTCCGGTATCCCGTGTTGCTCGGCGAACCCAACTTGGTCGCGCGGATCACGGTCGCGTTTGGGCGTGCACAGCCATTCGATGAAGACCTGCCGCCGAAAGTCATCGACGTCCGACACAGGGTCATTGTGTCAGACTGCGCGGAGCACGACCGACAATGGGAGGTCTCATGCTTGCTGATATCGCGCACGGGCACGTCGACGGCGCCGATGTGTTCTTCCTGATCGCAGTCATCTTGGCGGTCGTCGCGGGTCTGGCCTACGCCAGCCGCCGCGCCGACGCCTTACCGTGGGCACCGGTCGCGCTGTCGTTCGCGGTGGCCTGCGCGGCGCTCGCGTGGCTGCTCTTGTAACGGTGATCCCTTCGGCTTGATCGCCAGCGATCTGCACGCCTTCGGCGTTCCAACGGTTGATCAGCCGCGCCTGTTCGTCGGGCTCCAAGATTCGCTCCTGCCCGGCGAACCAGCGCAGCAGTATCCAGCGTCCTGTTACGCCTTCGCCCAAATCGAAATCCAGTCGATTTCGACGTCGCCTTCGACGTTGGCGGCGGGCATCCCGCCGGACAGTTGCGTCTCGGTCTGAATCACCCAATGCATCGAGCCCGAGCAACCCTGGTAATCCTGGGGGACGCGCTCTGTGGTGCGGCCAATCTCCTGGTCGTCAAGCTTGAAGACGCACAAGTCCTTCGACCACTCGATCGCGTAACGATGCCATTGCGTCATGTCGCAGGGCTTGTTGCCCATCGCGTACTGGTCGCTGCCGGACGTGGCGCCGACCCGATGGCAGAACCCGCCGACATGGTCGAGCGTCTTCAAGTCGACCTCGGGGAAGTCGATTTCGCCGATCCCACCTGAGACCATGTTGCCGGTATTGGGGTCCTTGTGCTGGGTGTTGGTGCCGTAGTCCGGCCACGTCAGCCACGCCACCTTGTAGCCGGGAAGTTCATCGGGGAAACGGGCGCAGATTTCGTAGCGTCCGAACAACTGCCCCGGCCACTTGATGTCGGTGCCGTCGATCTTGGGCACCGGGGCGCACACCTGGGGTCGGCCGTTCTTGGTGTGGATGTGCATGTTGAGGATGCTGTCGTGCGCCGAGAGCGTGGTCGCCGGGTTGTACTGACCGTTCTTGGACGTGTCGTAATAGTTGTCGGGGTAGGCCAACAGCTTCCCGTTGTAGGGGCCGGGGAAGGCGCCGACCGCGAAGTCCTGATCGAAGTCGTCGTGCCAGATGTTGCGCCAGCCGGGCAGGTCGCCGGTCGGCAGCGCGAAGCCGCTGGCGTTGCTGCCGCTGGGCGGGGGTTCCGTGCCGCCGCCACCCTGCTCCAAGTCGACGTACTCGGTGAGCAGTTGGGTGAGGTTGTCGCGCAGTTCTTGGACGTACTGAAACGCGGGTGTCGACATGGCAGTCCTTTCGTTGGTTGATGCCTGCCCCGGCGAGAGGCTCACAGTAGTCCTACATCTGATGTAACAAAGTAATAGGTGAGTTATATGATTGCGACTATCTGCATGGCGTGGTACCATTAGCTCCATGCAGTTGACTGAACGCCCTGCCACCACATCAACCGATCCCAAGGAAGTCAGCGTGCAGATGAACCTGCGCGTGCCCTGGTTCTACCGTGAGCAGTTGATCGCCGAGGCCCATCGTCAGGGCATCTCGATCAACCGCCTGCTGGTCAACCTATTGGTCCGCGGCCTGCCCCCGGAGCGATGAGGGTCGCCGGGATCGACCCCGGCGTGAGCGGGGCGATCGCATTGATCGACGACAGCGAACGGATCGTGGCCGACCTGCCGACCGTCTCGGTCGGGTCCACCAAACAGGTTGACCCGGTTGCCCTGTCCGACCTGCTTCGGGCTTGGGAACCTGAGCGAGTCGTGATCGAGGACAACCGGGCCAACGGCGGGAATGGCAGTCTCGCAAACTTCTCGATGGGGATGTCGATGGGTTTGTGCATCGGCGTGATCAGCCTCGGTGGCTACCAACTGATCCGCTGCAAGCCGCAGGAATGGCAACGCTCGGTGGGGCTGGCGACGGTGCCCGCCAAGCAACGCAAGCCAGCGTCGGCGATGCGGGCACGCGAGTTGTTCCCGGCACTCGCTCCGACGTTGACGCGCGTCGCCGACCACAATCGCGCCGAGGCGCTGCTGATCGCCGAGCACGGAAGGCGGATGGGATGATCGCCCGTTTCATCGGAGGATGGCTCGACGGCACCGAACAAGACGTGATGGGCGCGGAAGCCGTACACCCCATCATCGACGACCAATACAACGCCGACTACGCCGCCTGGTTCGCGCAGTACGGCATCGCTCGCGCCTGGCGATGGGCAGGGGGCGAGCCGGATGACGACATACCCCCGCCGCCGCCCATGCCCAGCGAGCATTACCGCTGGGAACGCGATGGCGATGACTTCGTGCTGGTCTTTGATCGGATCACGCGATGAGCGATGCGACACCCCTTTGTCACGATGCCTTCGTGAAGACGTTGCAGCACTTCGAGAAGCACGGCGCGACTCGCAACGAGCGTGACCTGGCGACGATGGCGCTCAACATCTACACGCTCGTTCCAACCCATCCACTGGTTGTCCACTTCGTCAACCAGTTCACCTTGAAAGCAACCGCATGAGCATCGACATCGAAGAACTGGACGCGGTCCGCAACGACTACCGGCGTGCCAACGGGGCACCGCAAGTCGTGATCGACGGCAAGAACGAACGGTTCAGTCGGCCGTCATCGTTCGCTGATCCGCTCGACGACAAGAGCGCGCTGGTGAACTGGAAGATCGACCGGGCGTGTGTCGGCGTCGGACGCGATCGCGCGCTACAGGCGCGGTGGTGTGCCATTGATCCAGACGACAAGGATCAGCGCCAGGAGAAAGAGAAGCTGCGGCAAGACTCCATTTCAGCCGGTCGTGGTGCGGAGGCTGCTGATATCGGTACCGCGTTGCACGCGATGTCAGTCCGCTGGGAGAACGATCCGAAGTTCTCGCCACCGGAGCCGTACCTGTCGTCGCTGATGGCCTACGAGGCGCAGATGAAAGTGCTCGGTCTGCGCTCGGTGCTGTTCGAGTTCCAGGTCGTCAACGTCGAGCACCGTTGCGCGGGGACCGCCGACCGGCTGTACGAGTTGCTGGAACCGTTGACAGCGCCGGACGGAACGATCCTTGAAGCAGGCAGCTACGTCATCGGCGACTTGAAGACGGGCGCCAAGTTCGAGTACTCGATGCCGTCGTACTCGGTGCAGATGGCGTTGTACGCCGGGGGCCAGCGCTACGACGTGATCGAAGACGTGTTCATCGAGACGCCTGACATCAACCAGGCGTGGAGTCTGATCGTGCACATGCCCGCCGACGATCCGGGGACGTGTGAGTTCCTGTGGTGCGATCTGGAAGTCGGTCGCTACGGGGCGTACATCGTCGATCAGGTCAAGCTGTGGCGCAAGAACTGGCGGGCCGGTGAGTTCGAGTTCGCGATCGCCACGACCAGCGAACCGCAGCCGACGACGATCGGGCTGAACCCCGTCGAAGACGGCGTCGTGGAAGTGTGGGGTCCCGAGCCGGTCGCCGCTGACCCCGATGGTCCCGCAACCGGAACGTCCGGCGATCGGCTCACAGAGTCTGGCCCAGACGCGGCCGAGCCCGTCGCCATCGGGGCAGGAAGCGACGGGCTCGGAGAACCGTTGGACGGTCACATTGCTTGGGCTAAGGAACGCCTCGCATACATTGCCCAGCACGACGCCGCCGCGAAACGACTGATGGCTCGCTGGCCGGTCGGGCTGCCGACGCCGAAACAGGGGATTGTGAACATGGAGCAGGTGCTTCGTGTCAACGATCTGCTGTCTGAAATCGAGGCTGAGTTCCAACTTAGCTTCGTCCCAAGGCCGACATCCATCCTGGGTGTCGGCCCATCAACCCACAGAAGGGGAAAGTGATATGCCTGTTCCATTGAGTGATATCGGAGGCGGTGGCCGCTCCTGGTCGCCGGAAACGATCGGCGAGAAGATCGCCGGAACGATCCGCACGGTCGATCGCCGGACGCAGCGTGAGTTCGGGTCCGGCAAGGACTTGACCTGGGATGACGGTCGCCCGCGGCTGTTGACCTACATCGAGTTGGAAACCGAGATGCACGACGACGAGGAAGACGACGGCGTGCGTGCGATCTACGCCAAGGGCGGCAAGAACTTCGAGCCCGCCCAGGGCAGCGGCACGTCGATGGAAGTCGCGATCGCGGAAGCGGTCAAGGCTGCCGGGGCTTCGTCGATCGACGAAGGTGCGACGCTGGCGATCCAGTTCACCGGGATCGCCAAGCCGACGACACGCGGCTACCAGGGCGCCCGTCTCTTTCGTGCTCAGTACAAAGCGCCGGTCACGTCGGTCTCGGCCGACGACCTGTTCGGCGATCAGTGATGGGAGCCGTCCTGGCATCGGTCGAAGGCCGTGAGCCAGAGCCGGTCGATGATGTCATCGACCGGCTACGACGGCTCGTCGACGAACTGCGAGCGGTCCCCGGCATCAGCGCCGCGATCGCCATTACGGTTGACATCAAGATCGGGGGCAGCGATGCAGAAGGTGACGTGTGAGGGCTGCGGCGCCGTGGGTGATCCCACGGCGCAAGCCTTCTTCCAAATGGTGACCGGCTGGCGCCGGTTGTACCCATCGACACAGGGGTTGCGTGGCCGCAAGGCCGAGCAGCGTTTCGCCTGCCGAGCGTGTGTCGACGGTTTCGAACGGGCAGGTTTCCAATGGCAGCAGCCGTCGCTGTTCGAGACCCAGCCATGAACCGAGTGCTGACCTTGGCTGGCATCGGCGTCGCGGCCTATGTGGTCTGGGCTGCCGCCAGGGTCGGAGCGGGGGCGCGCAAGCGTCCCCGCTCTACCTTCATCCCCTACATCGACAACCGGCATCCGGCGTCGTGGCTGCGACCATGAACGGCGTCGAGTTGTGCAAGAGCGACACCTGCCGCAACTTGGCGCAGCGTCGGGGCTGGTGCTGGAAGCACTACAACCGCACGCGAGCGATGACCGACGAGAGCCGCTCGACGAACCACGGGATGGCGACGCCGCTCGGGCCGTGCCTGTGCGCCGAGCCGAAACCGGCGGTGATCAAGTGGTTCCAGGGTGGCTACGCGGATCGCGAACCACAGCCAGGTGATGCGGTCGAGTGCCGTCACTGTGGCCGTCCGATTGCGGCATTCTTGGGTCGTGGACCTCAACCATGACAACACCATCTGGATCGTGGTGGCGTTCCTGTTCCTGGTGGCGCTGACGATCCTGGCGATCGTCGCGTTCGCGTAGGCTCGTCCGTCTTCGGGGCTCGTTGGAACAGACGAGGCCCACCGGTTTCCCGGTGGGCCTCGTCCCATCAACCCATTGATGAAAGGTCTGCGCTGATCACGCAACCACCAGCAGGAACCCCCGTGTGAAAGGAACCGAACAGGCATGGATGACAATAGCAGCGACAACGAAGAAGGCGCCGAGCGCGGAGTTCGTGATGAAGCCTGCGACTACGGGCGCGCTGGGATATCAGTGTTCCCGGTCCATTACGCCCCCGGCGCCCAGGACGACAAGGCGCCGATGCCGGGCTACCTGTGGCAAGACCGGGCGACCGACAGAGTCCAGTACATCGTCGAGGATTTCGAGGATGCGATCCGGTTGTGGGGCGAAGCCAACGTGTCGATCGCCTGGGCGCTCGGCCAGGACGGCTACATGGCGATCGACCTGGATCAGCCAGACGACCCGGAATGGTGGCACGCCGTCGACTACGCCGGGATCACCAACGTCACCAAACGTGGCGTCCATCTGATCTTCAAGAACCCACCGGGGATCGAGCCATCGAACTCGACGGCACAGTTCCCGACACGCGGTTGGGGCGATGTTCGTGGAACCGGTGGATACATCGTTATCGCGGGTCCTGATCGTCCCGGCTTTGATGCTGAACAACTCGGTCAGGCGCAACCGTTCCCGCGCCCGGAATGGCTGACCGAATATGGCGGCGGGGCGACTGCGGTGTCGATGCAAAGCGTCATGGACTTCGCCAACGCCCACAACACATCGAGCGATATCGCTGCCGAGCGCCACAAGCTGAACGGGATCGTCGGCATGGTCGACCGCTTCATGGAATCGTGGAAAGGCGAATCCGGCGGGCGTCACGACTACTGCCAATGGATGCTGGCGGCGGTCGCCGAGGAATCGGGCAAGGGCTACTACCCCTTCAAGGCGGGCGTCCAGATCACGCGCGAGTGGTGGAAGACGGTGATGGCGAAAGAGCCGCAGCGTTGGGATCGCGAGTTCGAAGGGATGTTGCGTTGGGCGGTCGGCAAGGCGCAAGGAAAGGCGCCGTTGCCGACCGTAGAGCCGGACACGGGTGAGGCGCCCGACCTGTTCGCCGACGATAACACCGACCCAATCGCCCACATTGAGATGGTCGATTGGACGGCGCTGTGGTCAGCGGAACGGGCACCGGAGGAATGGATCGTGGATCAACTGTGGCCGCGCGGGCGCTCGATCCTGCTCCACGCCCCGGCGAAGGAAGGCAAGAGCGAACTGGCGCTGTACTGCGTGGCCTGCCTGGCGCTCGGCGTCGATCCGTGGACGCGACAGTCGATCGAGCCGATCCGGGTGCTGTACCTGGACTACGAGATGACCGAGAATGACCTGCTCGATCGGCTGCAGGACTTCGGCGTCACGCCCGACGACGACCTGAGCAACTTGCGCTACGCGCTGTTGCCATTGATCGCACCGCTGGACACGCAGCGGGGAGCGAATGAACTGGCGGCGTTGGTAGCCCGAGAACGCCCTGATTGCGTCGTGATCGACACCTTCGGACGGGCCGTCGAGGGGGAGGAAAACGACGCTGACACGGTGCGTGACTTCTTCCGGCTGACCGGGGTGACGTTGAAGCGCGCAGGCGTGCCCTATGCCCGCACCGACCACACCGGCAAGGACCGGGCCCGTGGGGTACGCGGCTCGTCAGCCAAGAACGACGACGTCGACATCGTGTGGTCGATGGAACGCTCCGCGCGAGGCACAAAGCTGACGTCGAAATCACGGGTGTCGTGGGTCCCGAAGACGCTCGAACTGGAACGGGTCTTTGATCCGGCGCTGCGCTACCACCCGCCGATCGACATTGCAGGCATGGTGCCAGACGCCGGGGTGACGGCCAAGGTGTACGAGTTGGAAGAACTGGCGATACCAGTTGAGTGGGGTCGAGACCGGGTCCGAGTGGCGCTGCTGGACGCTGGACGACAGCCCGGAGACAACAACACGCTCGCGAAAGCGATCACCTATCGGCGCGACGCGGCTCGCCGGGGAGCGGTGATTGCCAAGCCGTCCGGGCTCCGGCTGGTGGCCGATTCTGGACCGGTAAACCTGTCTGCAGACAGGTCGGAAGACGAGGTCGGCGATGACACCGAATGAGAACCACCTGTCTGCACCTGTCTGCGTAGCTTCCAGACAGGTTCTACCAGGCACTTTGTCGACCTGTCTGGACCTGTCTGCACGCTTCACCCTGACTGTCTGGACCTGTCTGCAGACAGGTGGCTGTCTATCTTCCAGACAGCCACCTGTCGCGACAGAGTCCGACTCAGGCGCTGTCTGTTATCCACAACCCAGAAAGGAACCCCATGCCCACCCTGTCCGATATCGAAGACCCGATCCTGCGAGTACACGTCGGTCCAGATTGCGGCTGCAATGTTCAGCTAACGCCGCTCCCAGATAACGAATGGCTCGTAATCCAGCACATGAGCCTCTGTTTGCTGCACACCCCAACGCCGGTGATCCTGCCAGTCAGCTTGATGGACCTCATGACGCTCAGCGTGTTGAAGTTCGGCAAACCGCGCCGGTTGCATCCGGCTCGCAGGTACTAGAACATACGTTCGATTAGGGTTCCCAGGTACCTCTCACAAATCGGTAGGGGTCCTACCAACATCTTTGATCGCATCCCACCGGCCCCCGTGCACCCCGGAGGGGTGGGGGGCCGCCCTACATCGCATGTAGTGAGTGGAATCGTACCATATGGGCGATAGTCTTATGGGTGGGTCGGGAACTCACCCGGTCCGCCTACATCAAATGTAGGAACCCAAACCCATTGAAAGGCACACAGTCATGGCTACTAAGCCCCGCACCACTAAGCCCGCGGCACCCGCGGCACCTGCTCCCGTTACGTTCGAGCAGGCTCTCACCCATTACGAGCAGGCTCGCGAGCAGTACGCGACAGCGTCGTCGCAGTCCACCATCATTGAAGCGCGTTGGACGCGGTTCGATAACAGTCTGTCGGCACTCATCGAACAGGGCCGCGTGCTCGTGAATGAGATCGGATCGTTCCTGCCTGACGCGGTGACAGGCACGAGCCTCGCGACGGGATTCCGCGATGAGTCCTCGCCGGTCTACATCGCGGACAAGGACCGTCGCAAGGGAATGGGGTCGGACGCGCACATGACGCGTGCGATCTGGCATTACCGCACGAGCCTGCTCCCGAACTACGCGGACTTGCGGACGTCATTCCGCAAGGACGACAATCCCGCCGATGGCGAGCGCTTCAAGCGGTACGTCGCGATCATGACAGGCACCGCGTCGGACGCGGACGTCGCAGTCGCGGAAGTCACCCGCGATGACGCGGGCGCGATCGTTTCGGCGAAAGTCCCCGCGACGACAGGCACGACGCGCAAGCGGACGCCGAAACCCGCTACCGGCGCGACGGTCGAATCGTCCAACCCGCTAGCGGCCCTGTTCAGCATGACGCGTGAGGGAATCGACGCGATCCTGTCGGCCGACAACCCGCCCGCGAATCTCGAACGAATCCCCGCCGACAAGTTGGAGCCGTTGACGCGGTACCTGTTGGCCGCGTGCATCGCGCAGAGCATGGACGCGGCGCCCGCGGTCGATTCGATCGACGACGCGCTGAACGTCTGATTCACGAACAGCCCCGACGCCGCAAGGCGTCGGGGCTGTTTCGTACCCTCGCACTTGCGCCTACATTCGATGTAGGCGCGTCAGCCCCGATGCTTCACGGCGTCGGGGCTTTCTCGCGCCCCGTGTTCGAGCCTCGATCACGGGATGATTCGCCTCCCACTCCGTTGGAGACTCGG